GCGCACGGCTGGAAATCCGTTGGACGCAAATACCGAATCCGCGCCAAAATCGTCAAGAGCGGCGAAAGCACACTGCCGCCGACGCTGGCGGACCAGGGCGGCAATCCGCCGTTCAGAAACTATTCCGCGCCTACGCTGCACAACGCCGCCTTTACCCGAACGACGGACGCGCGGCTGCCCATCGTGCCGGTTTCCGGGCTTGCCGTGCCGCAGATGCCGCTGAACCTGAGCCGGGAGCGGGTGGAGGACGACATTCTGGCGGCGCTGAGCGACCAGCTTGATTACTACGTCAACAGGTATATTTTCTCATGAGCAACACAGCGTTCACCAAGAAAGAGCTGGCGAGCTTCGCCGGGTACACCTACCGCCGCTTATACGACATCGACATGGCGCTGCCGGAGGACAAGAAGCTCTTTGTCAAGAGCGAGAACGGCAAATACGACATCGCGCTGTTTATCCAGCGGTGGGTTGACTACAACGTGAACAAGGGCGCATCGCAGGAGGAAAAAACGCTTGACGAGGTGCGCGCCATTCACGAGCAGATCAAGACGCAGAAGACGGAGCTGGAAGTCGCCAAGATGCGCGGCGAGCTGGTCAGCGTAGAGGATGTACGGCGGCTGTGGGGCGGCATCGCCAGCACGGTCATGCAGAACATGATCCGCCTGCCCAGCAAGATTGCGCCGCAGGTCATCATGATGGACAACCCGGACGTGATCGGCGGCATCATCGAGAAGGAAGTGCGCGACGTGCTTTGCGCCATCGCCGACACGCCCGTGCCGGACGGCACAAGCGGCGACGGGGAAGCGGACGAGGAGAAAGAGGAGCAGCCATGAAGCTATCGGAGCTGGTCAAGAGGACGTATGAGATGTTCAGACCGCCCAGGAGCCAGACGGTATCCGAATGGGCGGACGAAAACAGGGTTCTCGTATCGGAATCATCCAGCGAGCCGGGACCATGGCGGACAGACCGCGCGCCGTATCAGCGGGAGATCATGGACGCTTTCACACAGCCGGGAATCCACGAGATCGCAATCATGGCGAGCGCACAGGTCGGCAAGAGCGAGATCGAACTGAACATGATGGGGCGGGCAATCGACATTGATCCCGGCCCCATTTTGTATGTACAGCCGACGGACAGCGTAGCGGAGGACTATTCCAAGCGGCGCATCGCGCCGATGATCAACGCCTGTCCGACGCTGAGGGACAAGGTGAACAAAGCGAAGAGCCGGGACAGCAGCAACACCATCACCATGAAGACGTTTCCGGGCGGCAGTCTTTCCATCATCGGCGCGAACAGCCCGTCCGACCTGGCGAGCAAGCCGGTGCGGTACATCTTTCTGGACGAGATCGACCGCTTTCCGCCGAGCGCGGGAACGGAGGGCGACCCCATTGAACTGGCGGAGCGACGGACGGAAACCTACCGCCACAACCGCAAGATCGTCAAGACCAGCACACCGACCATCAAGGGGAAAAGCAAGATCGAGAAGGCTTATATGAACGGGACACAGGAAGAATGGCACACGCAATGCCCGCATTGCCAGAATTACAGCTACATCCGATTTGACGACGTGCGGTTTGACAAGGAAGCCTTCCGAGATGAAAACGGGGAAACGGGCTATATCGTTTCCGGCGCGCGCTGGCGCTGCCCGATCTGCCAGAGGGAAACGCCGGAACACGAGGTCAAGCGCTGCCCCGCCAAGTGGATCGTCAAAAACCCGAAGGCCATCGGCAACGGCATCCGCTCTTTCCGGCTGAACGCCTTCATGTCGCCATGGTCGGACTGGAAAGCGATTGCGCTTGCCTTTTTGAAAGCCAAGGACGACCCGGAGCTTTTGAAGGTGTTTCACAACACGATGCTGGGCGAGAGCTGGGAAATGCGCGACAGGAGCGGCGTGCCGGAGGCGCTGCACGCGCGGCGCGAACACTATAACGCGGAGATACCGACCGGTGTTCTGGTGCTGACGATGGGCATTGACACGCAGGACAACCGCCTTGAATACGAGGTGGTAGGCTGGGACAGGAACGAAGAGAGCTGGGGCATTTCGCGCGGGGTGATTCCCGGCAGGGCGGACAGCCCAGGCGTATGGGAAGAGGTCGATGCACTGCTTGACCGGGAATGGAAGCTGAAAAACGGCATGGTGATGCGCGTGCTGGCGACGTTCATGGATTCAGGCGGACACTTCACGCAGGACGTTTACCGGGAATGCGCCAGACGCGCCAACCGCCGGATATGGCCCATCAAGGGCGAAGGCGGAGAGGGGAAAGCCTATGTGCGCCAAATGAAAAGCGGAACGGGGTACAGGGGCGCGGTCGGCTTTCTGATCGGCGTAGACAGCGGGAAGGAGGCGATCCTGTATGCGTCGGGGCTGACGGAGCCGGGACCCCGGTACATGCACTTTCCCATCGACTATCAGCGCGGATACGACCTTGACTATTTTCGGGGGCTGATTAGCGAAAAGCAGGTCATCCACCGGCGGAATGGGCAGAACGTGATCGTATGGGAAAAGACCTACGAACGCAATGAACCGCTTGACTGCCGCAATTACGCGCGGGCGGCATACCGCTTTTTCCATTGGAACTTCGACAAGGTGGAAAAGCTGCTGCGCGGGGAGAGCGAGGAAGCAGCCCCGGCGCGCAGGGAAACGGAAAAGAGAAAGACGCGCAGGGTGGTTTCAAAAGGGATTCAGCTATAAGGAGTGAAAGCGAATGGCAATCACGACCGCCTACACGCTCAGCGAAGCGAAGGAGATGCTGGCACTGTGGAAGGGCTGCGAAAAGACGCTGGCGGACGGACAGGCGAAAGCCTATAAGATCGGCACACGCGAATTTACGGCGCTCGACCTGCCGGAGATCGCGGCGCGGATCAACTACTTTTCCAACGTCGTTGAAGCGCTGAGCGGAACGGTCAGGACAAAGCGGGTCGTCCGCGTCGTGCCGCGCGACCTGTGAGGAAGACGAGATGGCAAAGAAAGAACCGAATTTCAAAGAGCGCGTCCTCTTTCTGTTTTCGCCCAAAGCGGGAAACAAAGCCTATGCAGAGCGCATGAAGCGGGAAGCGCCGAAGGCGGACGAAGGACCGCGGCAGGCGGCGAGCGGATATGGCGCGCATGGCGCAAGCTCAACGCTGAACAGCATGGTCGGCTGGCTGGTAAACGGCGGGGCGGCGGAGGACGACATCGACCTGCACGGCAGCCTGCTGCGCCAGCGGGCGCGCGACCTTTACGCAGGCGGCGGACTGGCGAGGAGCGGACCGGCGGCGCTGACAACCTCGGTCGTCGGATGGGGCATTCAGCCCAAGCCGAAGATTGACGGGCAGCTGCTGGGCATGACGGACGCAGAGTGCGACGAATGGGAGCGCAACACGCTGCGCGAGTTCAAACTTTGGGCAGAGAACCCGATGTGCGACGCGGAGCGGAGCAAGGACTTTTACACCATGCAGCAGCTGGCTTTCCGAAGCGAGCTGATGAGCGGCGATGTATTCGTGCTGTTCGGGATGAAAGCGAACGCGCGAACGCCGTACCAGACGGTGATCCGCATTCTGGAAGCGGACAGAATCTCCACGCCGGACACGGACGGCGACAGCGAAAGCACAGAAACGGAGGGCGGCGGGCGCATCGTAGACGGCGTTGAGATCAACAGCGAGGGCGAGGTCATCCGCTATCACATCGCCAACCGCCATCCTCTGCTTGAAAACGCGACGCAGACGCTGAGCTGGCAGGCAATCGACGTATTCGGAAAGGAAACGGGCAGCCCCAACATCCTGCACATCATGACGCACGAGCGCCCGGAGCAGAGGCGGGGCATTCCCTTCTGCGCGGCGCAGATCGAGCAGATCAAGCAGCTTGACCGCTACATCACCAGCGAGCTTGCCGCCAACGTGGTTTCTTCCATGCTGACGGCTTTTATCGTATCCAGCGAGGACGACGGCAAGGCGGGCATGGAGGACGCGGTCAACGACGAAGAAAAAGTGACCGAGGACGAATACAAGATCGAGCTTGCGCCGGGCGCAATCTACGACCTGCCGCCGGGAAAGACCATCAAGGAGATCAACCCGATACGCAGCAACAGCGCGTTTGAATCGTTCATTTCCACGCTGGAAACCATCATCGGCGCGAGCATGGAGATTCCTAAAGAGGTTCTGACCAAGAAATACGAGAGCAACTACACGGCCGCGCGCGGCGCGCTGCTGGATTTCTGGCGGACGGTGCGGGTTTACCGAACGGCATTCAACAACAGCTTCAACCAGCCCATCTACGAGCAATGGCTTTCGGAGGCGGTTGCGCTGGGGCGCATCGACGCGCCGGGATTCTTCGACGACCCGGCTGTGCGGCAGGCATGGTGCGGCTGCATCTGGATGGGCGCGAGCATGGGGCATGTCGATCCGCTGAAAGAAGTGAACGCCGCCGAAAAGCGTATCCAGCTGAACATCAGCACGGAGGAGCAGGAAGCCAGCGAATACAACGGCAACGACTGGAACGCCAACGTGCGCCAGCGCAGGAAGGAAATCAGCGCGTTTGACACGGCGGAAGAGGAAAGCGAGGGGGACGAGGATGCCCAGGAATGAAACGTTTGCTTTTCGATACGACCTGAGAATGGCGGCGGAGAGCGAGGAAGCGGAGATTCTGCTGTACGGCGAGATCGTACAGTACAAATACCGGGAGGACGACCCGGACATGACGGCGCAGGACTTTGACAGACTGCTCAAGAACGCCAAAGCCAGCGGCGCAAAGAAGCTGCGGCTGAGGATCAATTCGCCGGGCGGTTCCGTCTGGCAGGCGGTCGCCATGCGCAGCATGCTGATGAACAGCGCGTTTGAAACCATCACCATTGACATCGAGGGGCTGTGCGCAAGCGCGGCAACGCTGTTTACCTGTCTGCCCGGCGTACACGTTCGGATCGCAGAGGGCAGCGAATTTATGATCCACAACCCATCCGTCATTGCGTGGGGAACGGCGAGCGAGCTTGAAAGCATGGCGGAGCGGATGCACAAGACCGAAACGGAGCAGCATGCGCTGTTCGCCAAGCGATGCGGCAGGACGGAGCAGGAGATCAAGGACTGGATGGACGCGGAAACCTGGATGACTGCGCGGGAGGCGGTAGCAAACGGCTTCTGCGACGAGGTGCTGGAAGTGGGCGAGATCGCAGCCTGCGTGACGCCGGAGGCGATGCGCATGATGCGGCAGATGTACAGGCATGTACCGCAGGAGATCGGCGAGAAACAAAGCGGCAGCAACGCGGAGCCGGAAGTTGCCACCGGGGACGCGGCTGAACATAAAGAGCAGGAGGACAAGCAGAGCATGGAAATCAAGGACATTACGGAGCAGCAGCTCCGCGAGGAAAACGCGGGCGTATACGACGCGGTGATGCAGGCGGGCGCGGCGGCGGAGCGGGAACGCATTTCGGCTATCGACGACATGACGCCGGCCGGATACGAGCAGATGGCGCAGGAAGCCAAGCAGAACGGAACAAGCGCGGCGGACTACTGCAAGATGATCGTCAAGGCGCAGCGCGAAAAGGGCGCGGGCTATCTGGCGAGCCGCCAGAAGGAAACCGCCCCCGCCGAAAAGATCAAGGGCGAGGCGAGCAACGACCACAAGGCGACGGAGGACGACGAAATGAAGGCATACGCCAAGGAAATCGCCCAGTACGCCAAGGACATGCGCATGGAAGCCACGGGCGGTATGTACTGATTTCATCAAGAAGAGGAGGACGAAACAATGAGCCTTTACCAGACTATCGGGACGAGCAGCCCGACGTATCTGCTGGCAGACCCGGAGGGCGCAAGCCTGATGGCAATCCCCTGCGAGGCGGGGAACGGGACGATTCCGCGCGGCACGGTGATGTACCGCAAGGCAAGCGGCATGTGGGCGCCCGCGGCGGCGGCGAACGCCATCATTACCAACCAGCTGGCAGTGCTGAACGAGGACGTGGACACGACGGCGGACGCGAAGATCGCCGAGGACGCGAGCGCATACCGCGCAGGACGGCTGCTGACCAGCCGCGTGAAGCTGGCAGACGGCGCGGCGCTGACCGCCGCCGTCATTCTGGTGCTGCGCGAGCAGGGCATTTTCCTTGACCAGATGGCGGACGACGCGCCGGAATTTGCGAACAGCAAGGATTGAAAGGAGTAAAACGAGATGGCGATTGATATTTACAGCACGCGCGCACAGCTTGCGGCGCTTGAGCTGATGCCGCGCGAATACACGTTCCTCTATGACACCTTCTGCGCCGACATGGGCGCGGTGGAGGACGACAAGGCGATTTACGATTTCAAGAAGGGCAGCCGCCAGATGGCTCCCGTGGTGCATCCGGGAACGGGCGGCGTGGTCATGGGGCGCGACGGCTTTGAAACCCGCGAGATCGGCTTTTGCACGGTTGCGCCGGAGCGCATCATCACCAACCCCGACTTGCAGGGACGCGCCTTCGGCGAAAAGGTATTGGGCGCGATGACCCCGGAGCAGCGCGAAAAGAAGATGCTCGCCCGGGACCTAACGGAAATGCGGCAGGCGGTGCAGCGCCGCCGCGAATGGATGGCGCGCAGCGTGATCCTCACCGGCAGCCTTTCCGTCTTCCGCTACACGAACGAGGGGCGGGACATGAAGACGACGCTGTTTGCCGACTACGGCTTCACGAACAAATACACCCCAGCGACGGCATGGAACCAGGCGGCGGCAAAGATCGACTACGACATGCACAAAATTTACGACCTGATTTACGACGGGCTGGGCATCGTCGATGTGATGGTGATGGCTCCCGACGTGGCGGAAGCGATGATGAGCAACAGCAGCTACATCAAGAATTTCGACGGGCGCAACATCGACATGGGCGAGATCAACACCAAGTACCGCGGGCAGGGCGTCCGCTTCATCGGATGGAACAGCGACGGCGTGGAGATGTATTCCTTCTCCGGCAAGTTCATCGACGACGACGGACAGGTGAAGCCCATCCTGCCGGGCGGCACGCTGATCGCGGGCGGCAGAGGCATGCTCAAGTGTCTGCACGGCCCGGTGACGCAGGTCGAAGAACCCGGCCCGAACGCCAAGCACGTCACCTACATCAAGAAGGAAGCGCCGCTGCGCTACGGCTCGATTGACGGCAACGCCATCAAGAACCGCCTGACGAGCTGCCCGACCATCGTTCCCTTCAACGTGGACGGCTGGTGCGTGGCGAACGTGCTGTAAAAGGAGGAGCCATGCAGTACATTGCGCTTCACTATATCGCGCTTCCTTCCGGGCAGATGGTCACGCCCGGAGAAATTTTTGAAGCCGAGTTCGACGAAGAAACGCTTCGCCGCCTGACGAGCCGCCAGGCACTCCGCCCCTGCCAGAGCCTGAATATCACGCTGTCTGCGCCCGCCGAGGAAGAGGACGCGGAAGCGCCGGAGGAGCAGGCGGAGGGCGAGGAAGAGAACGAAGCGGAGGACGATTCCGACGCCGCGCCTGAAATCGACGCGGCGGACGGCATCGCGCCTTCCGCGCCTGCGCAGGCGGGCAAAACGGCAAAGAAGACCGGCACGAGGAGGAAGACGAAATGAAAATCACGATGACGAAGACCGGCGAGACGCTGGAGTTCAACGACAGCTACGGCGCGCGCCTGATCGAGCAGGGCAGAGCCGTGCTGAGCCGGGAGCCGAAGGAAAAGGAGAAGCCCGCAAAGAAAACGGGCGACGCCTGATGGCACTGTGCGACCGCATCCAGCGGGACATTTCGCGCGTCTTTCTCAACCACGACCACTTTGCAACGTGGCACACCTGGAACGGCAGGCGCTTTCAATGCGTAACGGACGAGGAAGCCGCGCTGAAACGGAAGAACAACAACGTGGTCGATCTGAGCTGGGACAACAACACGACGGAAACCCTGCTGTATGTGCGCAAGGAAGAATTTCCGGGGCGGATCATGCCGAACGAACACGGCTTCTTTGACAACCGCCCCATGAAAATCTTGCAGGTCAACGAGGATATGGGCATGGTCACGATTGCGCTGGTATCCTTTGACCCGAAGGCGGTGGGCGGCGTATGAGGACGCGGCAGAGGCTCAGCGCGCTCAAGCAATGGACCTATGAGCGGCTGTGCCAGGGGCGGATGATGAAAGCCCCGGCAGAGGGCATGGACATTACGCAGATCGTGCGGCAGGAGCCGCAGGTCTTTCTGGCATGGCAGCCGACGCGCCCGGATATGACGGGCCTGCTCAGCACAGACCCGCTGTCCGTCTGCCCCGGCATCCTCATCATGCCGGGCGCATCGTATGCCAAATACGTTGAGGAAAAGCGATTTGACCGATACAACAACGTCCGCAGAGGACAGGAGCTGGGACAGGGGCTGACGGTCAACATCCTGTTCAGCGTTTACGAGCCGGGCGTTCGGCTGCCCGGATTCATCGAAAGCGCGGGCAGACCCGAAGGGCTGGACATGAGCAAGATCATCGAAGGGACGGAAGAGGGGCTTTTCACGCTGACGGACTGGATGGACGACTGCCTGAGCGCGCTGATCGCGGAGAAATCCATTCCGCATTCCGACTTATTCCTGGACGAAGCGAATCTGGCTTATTCGCTGTACACCGACCAGAACTTTGTCGTGGACAAGCGCCCGCTCTACTACGGTTTCATCACGGCGAAATTCAACTGCTACGCCGACGACCGAGCCAATCCGATGATCGACGACTATCTCAAATAAACCGGCAGGACGCCGGAGAAAAACAGGAGGACATGAAACATGGCAGACAGTTATCTGCACGGCGCCTATGGTCAGCAGCAGGCCGTAGGCAGCCGCGTCGCCACGAAATCGCAAAATGCCATCGTCTACATCGGCACAGCGCCGGTGCATACCCTTGAGGGCGGCGGCGCGAACGTCAACAAGCCGGTTCTGGTGGAGAATATTGCCGAGGCGCGCAAGTATTTCGGCTATTCGGACAACCTGGCAGACTACACGCTCTGCGAAGCGATGAAGGTTCACTTTGAGCAGGGCGGCGTGGGACCGCTGGTCTTTATCAATGTTCTTGACCCGGCGAAGCACGTTACGGCCGACAAGAAGAGCAAGAGCCTGACGCCCGAAAACGGCCGCGTCGTCATCGCGGGCGCGGAGAAAATCGTGCTGGACACGCTGAGCGTGAAAGCCGGTTCCACCGCGAAGAAGAAGGACGAGGATTACACGCTGCGCTACGACAGCGGCAAGAAGACGCTGACCCTGGCGGAAGCGGTCAGCGGGGCGCTGGGGACCAGCGTGCTGACGATTGAGTACAAGGAGATCGACCCGAGCGCCGTCACCGCAGAGGACGTGATTGGCGAAAGCGACGGCGCGGGTCTGAACACGGGCGTATTCGCCATCAAGAACGTTTACCAGCAGACGGGCTACATTCCCTCGTTCCTGCTGGCTCCGGGCTTTTCTTCCATCCCCGCCGTTCACAGCGCGATGGCGCAGAACAGCCGAAAGATCAACGGGCATTGGGACGCCTACATGTTCGTTGACCTGCCGCTGGTCAGCGGCGCGACGCCGGTCACGCTCGCCAGCGCGAAGACCTTCAAGAAGGCGAACGGCTACATCAAGGAGAACGAAACGGTCTACTTCCCGATGGCGCAGGGAACGGACGGAATCAAGTACCACCTTTCCGTACTGGCGGCGGCGAACTTTCAGGCGCTGCTGGCGGCGCAGGACGGCATTCCCTACAAGACCGCGAGCAACACGGACTGCGGCATCATCGAAAACCTGTACATGGGCGAGGACAACGCGGGGCGCGTATACGACGACGCGCTGATCAACGAAGCGCTGTGCAAGAACGGCATTGCATCCGCCGCCTATGTGGGCGGGCGCTGGTGCATCTGGGGCTGCCACAGCGCGGACTACGACCAGGAGAGCGGCGACCAGATCAACGTATCGGAAACGAACCGCATGATGCTTTACTACATCAGCAACGATTTCCAGCACCGCCGGACGCTCGACGTGGACAAGCCGCTGACCGCCAACGACATTGCCAGCATCGTTGCCGAGGAGCAGACGCGGCTTGACGCACTGACCAAGATCGGCGCGCTGACCTACGGCGAAGCCCACCTGAACGCGGACGCAGACGCCAGGAGCGACATCATGAACGGCGACTATTCGTTCACTTTCAACGTGACGACCACGCCGCTTGCCAAGTCGCTGACGGCGATTGTGAACTGGACGGAGGACGGCTTCACGACCTATTTTGAGAACTTCGGCGACTAAGGAGGAAACGCAACATGCCTCAGAAAGTATACAACAACGTGGAAGGACACCGGCTGATTGACAACAGCCGCGTGGCGGAGGACGTGACGAGCGTCGGACTGCCGACCATCACGCACCCGACCACGACGATTTCCGCCAGCGGCATGGCCATGGACGTGGACATGCCGAACACGACGCACCTTGACGCGATGGAGTTCAGCGTTTCGCACAACAACGGCGTCAACTGCGAATACCTTGCCGACCCCGGCAAGCATTTCCTTGAAACGCGCGTCGTGCGCCAGCGCTACAACGTGGCGGCGGGCGAGATCGAACACGAGAGCGTCAAATACCGGGTGACGGGCGTACACAAGAGTACGGAGAAAGGCAACATCGAAACGGGCAACCCCTACGGCAGCACCGAGAAATATTCGATTCTGCGGTACGAGGAGGAAGTGAACGGCAAGATCACGACCCTGGTTGACGCGATGGCGGGCATTATCAAATACAACGGCAAGGACTGCACGAACGTCGTTGAAAACCTGCTGAATTAAGGAAATGGAAAAGCGCAGACGTCTGCGCTTTTGAAAGGCGGGCGGCTCTTCCCTGAAAGCGGGGAGGAACCGCCCGCTTCATTTGAAAACGGAAAGGAAAAGAAAAATGAGCGAGACAATCCAAAAGGATGCGCAAAACGCGCAGGCGGAAAAGAATGACGGCGCGCAGACGGCGCAGGGCGCGGCTGCGGACAAGACCCTTTTCGACCCGGAAGTACAGCTGCAAAAATTCAGCCGGGGAAAGATCAGGCTGGCGACGCCGATTCTGGCGAGCGACAAGGACGTGACCGAGCTGATCTACGACTTTGCGGCGCTGACGGGGCGGGAGCTGGTGGCGGCGCTCGACAAAGGCGGCGCGGTCGGCATGAACGCTTTCAGAATCACCGATACGCAAGCGTTTGAACTCTTTGCGGCGGCAGCCGGAAAAGCGACGGCGGGCATCGACGCGACGGACATCCGCGAGCGCATGGGCGCTGTGGACAGCGTAAAGGCGGTGCAGCTGGCAACGGTTTTTTTCAGCGCCGCGAACCGGGCGGGAAACAGGCGTATCTCGAACGTGTGATCGACACGGCGCTGGCCTGCCACACATCCGTCACGGATTTGATGGACATGACGCCGGGACAGCTTGAGGACATACGGCTTGCGCTGCGCGCGGTGCTGAACAAACAGAAAACGGCGAAATAACCAGGCACACAGGGGAGAGAGCTGACGGTTCTCTCCCTTTCCTTTTACGGGAGGGAAGACCGATGCGGCTCATCTACCAGGGGACGGACATCACGGACAGCGTGGACATTGTATCCGCCGTGCATCGGGACGTATCGGACGGGCGGTGCGACTGCCTGGAGCTGACGCTTGACCATGCGACGGCGTGGTATGGCTGGGGACCCCAAACAGACGACACGATTCAGCTGACCGAAAACGGATACAGCACGGGGACGCTCTACCTGAACACAATCGTGCCGGAGGGAGACAGCTTCCGCATTCTTGCGACGGCAGGAAAGAGCAGCACGAGGCGCAGGGCATGGGCGAGCTACGCGGGTAAAACGCTTGAGGACATCTTCAAGCAGTGCGCGGCGGAGAGCGGCATGGAGAGCCGACTATACGGCGTCGAAGGAAAGCTGACGTATCCGTACCTCATCAGGAAAAATGAGGGATGCGCGGCGTTTCTGCTGCGGCTGGCGCACCAGGAGGGCACAGTGCTGAAAACGGTATCCGGGCGATACACGGCAATCGGCGTTCTGGCGGCGCAGGAGCTGGCGGCAGGCGCGACCATTACGCTTACGGCGAAGCAGCAGGGCGTGACCTACACGCGGCGGGAGAATACGAAATATGCCAGCCTGACGGTCAAAACACCTTACGCATCCGCGACGGCGTATGACGAGGGCGCGGCACAGGGCGAGAGCGTCATCATCAACGACCTGCCCGCCCTGGACAACGCGACGGCGGGACGATGGGCAAGAGGACTTCTGCTGATGCACAACAGGCGCGCCGAAACACTGAGCATTGAAAGCGAGTTCAACGCGGGTTTTACCGCGATGGCGCGCATCGACATTGAAAGCGGCACGGACATGCAGGGCGAATGGCTGGTTGACGAGGTGGAACACGACTTTGTAAACCGAAAAAGCCGCGCGTGGCTTTACCGATGCAGCAAGACGGTGGTATGAGCATGGGGATGTTTGACAGCAACGGATACATTCACGGCAGGATGCCGGGCAGCCAGACGACGGAGACGTTCAAAGAACGGAACAAGGTCGGCAGGCTCAGCCGGAAGCGGCTGATTGCCAGCTACCTATGCCACGGGGAGAAGAGCGCCTGCGTGGTCAAAGGGACATGCAGCGTACTTGAAAGCTGCCGATACGGGCAGAGATACCTTGAACTTTCGAGGATGAACCATGAAAAATGAATACGGCGCTGTCATTGAGCGCGGAGAGATCATTGAAAGCGAAAACAACCTGTACGTCGTGCGCTCGCTGACGCGGAGCGGCGTCATCACGCCGCCGATGCGCGCGGCGGACGGGACGACATACCGCAGCGGGGATCGGGTTTACTTTTTCATGTTTGACGACGGAAACGGAAGAATCATCGCGGGTCTGTAACGCTTACGCCCGCACGGAGGCGGAGAAAGCAGCATGGCAGGCAAGGAACTCAGAGCGAACATCGTTCTTGGCGGACGAACAGACCCGTCGCTTGCGCACGTCGGCGCACAGCTGGAAATGCTGGGCAACAAGGTCAACCAGATCAGCAGCAGGCTGATCGACTTCGGCAAGGAGAGCGTTCAGACCTACGTCGATTATGAAGACGCGATGCTGGACGCGCAGGTCGCGCTATCGACCCAGTACACCACCACAAGCGAGCTGGGCAAGGTGATGGAGCAGCTGGACAAATCGGCGATGGCGTGGGCGGCTTCTTCCCGATTCACGACGGACGACGTGGCAAACGCCATCTCCAACGCAGCGCACGCGGGATGGAACCTTGAGCAGATTTTAGGCGGCGTACCGGCGGCGATGAACATCTCGCTGGCGGGCGGCATGAATCTGGCGCAGGGGCTTGAATACCTGGTGGACATCACCAACGCGGCGGGGCTGCAATTCGACGAGCTGGGACAGCTGACGGACTATTGGGCATACGCCGCGAATTCGTCTTCCACGACGATTCCCGAAATGGGCGAAGCCATGCAGAAGATGGGCGCGACGCTGCAATTCGTCAAGGGCGACATGGCAGGGCTGACGACCATGCTGGCGGTGCTTGCCGACAACGGAACGAAGGGTTCCGAAGCGGGAACGCTTCTGCGCAACAGCATGATCCGCCTGATCGCGCCGACGAAGAAGGCTGCCGAAGCCATGGATTCGCTGGAGCTATCCGAGGAAGACCTTGAAGACGTTTACAGCGACACGGAAGGGCTGGAAGAGGCGGTCGGGCTGCTCAAGGAAGCGGGATTCAACGCCTATGATTCCAAGGGCAACCTGAAAAACTTCCTGACCATCTGGAAGGATCTTCAAAAAGCGACGGCGGGGATGACGGAGGAAGAGCGCAACCAGGTTCTTTCCGCCGTATTCCCGACGAGAACCATCACGGGCGCGCTGGCGCTGCTGGAAGCGGCGGGCAAGGACTGGGACGGGCTGTATCAATCCATCCTCGACCACGCGGAGGGCTACGCGGACCGCGCGCGGGACACGATGGAAAGCGGACTGGGCGGTAGCCTGCGCGGGCTGGAAGCCGCCTGGGACGTTTTGGAAGCCAAGGTGGGCAAGGAGCTTTCCAGCCCGGTGGAGGGCATTACGGATTCCATTACGGACTTCATCAACGCCATCAACGGACTGGACGACGCGCGTTTCTCCATGCTGGTATCGGGACTTGAGGGCATTGCGGTCGCAGGGCCGGCGCTGATCACCGCAGGCGGCGCGCTCAAGCTCATCAGCTCGCTGGGCGCAGGCGGCGGCATCGCGCTGGCAGCCGTTGCGCTGCTGGCGTTCGGGGCGGCGGTCAGCAGCCTGAACGAATCCATTTACGCGGACAAGTTCGGCGACCTTGAGCTGGACAAGGACGGCATCGGGCAATACCTTGAAAGCCTGGGCGCGTCGTTCCAGACGGCGGAAGCGGACATCAGCAAATACAACACGGCGGTCGAAACGGCGGTCAGCGACTATTCCACGGCAAGCGGAACCTTCAAGGAATCGCTTCTGACCACGATGCTGACGGGCGCGACGCTCAGCGAGCAGGACATTGCGACGCTGAACGGACTGGGCGAGCAGATGCGGCAGGCGATGATCGCCGGTATCGACGGCAGTTACAGCGCGGCGGAAGAAACGCTGGCGCAGTACGCGGGCGATACGGCAGAAAACGTCGCCGCAGACGACAGCCTGTGGTCGAACATCATGGACACGCTGAACTACGGCTACGAAAACGCCGTAGCGCAGGCGGAGGGGCTGAGCCAGCAGCTCAGAGAAGCGATGACAGCCGCCTTCAAGGACGGCAAGCTGACCAGCGAGGAGATCGACAACATTCAATCCATCATCGACCAGCAGAATGAACTGCTGGCGATACAGACGGATGCGCGAAACGCGACCGAACGCCAAAAGCTGCTGCGGCAGGCGCAGACGCTGGGACTGAGCGGGCTTTCCGAGCTTTCGGGCATGGCGCAGGCTCAGCGGGACGCGGAGCTGGCGACGCTTGAGGACAACTACTGGCAGACTTACTACCAAACCCAGCTGGGCGGACAGATGAAAATCCGGGACGGGGTGATGATCACAGACCCTGTGACCCATGAAAAAAGATTTTATACGCAGGCAGACCTTGACAAAGAGCTGGAAGACCTGTATTCGGGCGACGCGAACAACCCCTACGACGGATACGAAGGGCAGCACCACGCGGCGGAAGCCAGCACGGACAGGTTTCTGCTGGACTTGTGGAACAGCACGATTCTGGGCAGCGAGCTGAAAGACACCTGGAACGGTCTGGGTGAGCTGGCGGACAGTTACATCGCCATGGGCGCGCTGACGAGCGACGACCTGAACGCCTACACGAGCGGCTACGACAGCGTGGACAGGAGCGACACGGCGCGCTATGTCAGCGAGCTGATGCAGGCGCTGGGCGGCTATGCCACGGTGCAGGAGCGGGCGGACTATTACGCGGCGACGGGCGACCTTGAGAGCGCAAACGCTTTCAGCCGACTGCTGGCGATGTACACGCTGGCGGACGCACAGACGCCGGGCATGACGACGCCGGAGCAGCCGAAGCAATACGCGCAAACGCCGTACTCGGTCGAGGACGCGCGGGCGCAGAACGAAGCGCTGCGCGAGCGGGACGGCATGACGGATTTGGCGTGGGACTACCTTGCCGACGCGATGAAATCCGGGTATATGTTTGACTTTGAAAACCTGATGAGCGGAAACGTGACCGACACAGGCTTTCAGAGCGGCATTCAGAGCATCACGGAGCGGCTGGGCGAGGTATACGACCTGGCGGCGGTCGAAGTGCCGGAAGCCTTCAGCGGCGGCATCCGCGACTATGCGGCGGCGTGGCGGCTGATGTTCGACGAGAGCATCAACGCGGAGGACTACCGCCTGCCGGTCGAGCCGCAGGTGGACACAGAGCAGGTGGAGCAGCAGCTGGGCGAGATGAAAGTACCGGTAGAGATTCAGCCCAGACAGGCGGGAGAAGGGCTGAGCGACCTTGAAGGGCAGGGCGTTGAGGTCAGCGTAGACGGCGACACAACGGAGCTGACGGCGACCATCAACGCGGAGGACGGAAAAAACCTGCTCGAATACGTCAGCGGCGACGCGACCGAACTGAGCATGACCATTTACGACCAGGACGGGCAGACGCTCACGGAGAACGTGACGGGCGACGCAAGCGAGCTGGAGGACATCATCGCCAGCTACAACGGGCGGATCATCACGGTGCAGCTCCATGCGCGGAACACGACCAGCAAGGACGACAAAAAGAAATACGCCGAGGGCGGACGGGCGACGGAAGCATCCATCTTCGGCGAGGCGGGACCCGAATGGGCCATCCCCGAAGAACACAGCCAGCGGACGGCACAGCTGCTCAACAGCGCCAGAGAAGCCAGCGGCTTCACCTGGGATGAGCTGCTTTCCCGAAACGGCGGACTGAACGCAGGCGGCGGGGGCAGCCGGACGCTGGTCTATTCCCCGACGATTTACGCCAACGACGCAACGGGCGTGGAAGCCAAGCTGAGCGAGGACAAAGCGCGGCTTGAAAAAATGCTGCGCGAAAAGGACATGCGCGACGACATAGAGGTTTATGCGTAAAGCAAAAGCGCAGATGTCTGCGCTTTTGACGCGACCGAAGGAGGCGGAAAACCGTGGAGATGAGCGGCTACGAATACCACTGCGCGGGCGGAGAAACATTTGACAGCGCGGCGCTTGAAATCTACGGCGATGAAAAATACGCCGCCGAGCTGTTATGCGCCAACCCTGCATACAGCGGGAAGAGCGTCTTTTCCGGCGGCGAGATTCTGGAAATCCCCGTCGTGGAAGGGACGGAGGAAACGGAGGGCGGCTATCTGCCCGCAGCAGCGCCGTGGAAGGAGTGACGCGGGATGGCGGTTATCGGGCAATACGGCGGATGGACGTTTGAAATCCGGGCGAACTATATGCGCCCGTTCAAGGATTTTCAAATCGTGAGCGAATGCGAAACGGAAGACAAGACGGCGGACGCGCAGAAATATGTATCCGCCAAGAACGGAAAGCCCATTCAGATCACGACGACGGTTACGCTGAACGCCTATCTGGGCGCAGACGTGCGCGGGGACGCCATCGGGCTGATTGACGCGGCACAGCGGTCATATCAGGGATACTTTTACATTCAGAGCAAGAAGCTCTTTCCGTTCATGCTGATGCTGACGAGGGCATCCATCAAGAACTTCGTGCTTTCCCCAAACGGGCAATGGATCGCCTGCGACATCGACCTGACGCTCAAGCAATCCAGCAAGGACTGGATCAACGGTGCGCCCGCATTGAGCGGAGGGGGCGGTTCGGGCGGCGGAATCTCAGGCGGCGGGAGTGGCAGTTCCGGGAGCGGCAGTTCCGGGAGCAAAAAGGCGTCGGTGAAGCAGAAAAGCACCATCGCCAGCAGCGTTGCCAAAGGCGTTGCAAGCGTGGTGAGCAAGGTCAACAGCGCGCTTAAAACGACCAGCACCGCCAAGCGGGTCAGCAGCGTCATCAAAAAGACGACCGCCGTCAAGAAAGCAGCGCCCGCCAAGAAGATCATCCGGCGCAAGAAATAACGGGAGGAGCGGAAAACATGGCGCAGTACACCATCACCAACCAGCCGACGCCCGTTGACTTTGAATGCAACGACGACATTTTGGAGCGGACGCTTCAAAACTGCAAGAACCTGCTGATGACGCGCATGGGCGAGATTCCCTACGACCGATACCGGGGATTTGACCAGACGCTTTACGAGCTGCCGATACAGGAAATGAACGAGGCACTTGTGCCTGAGCTTGACCGGCTGATGATGTGGGAGCCGGACGCGGAGGTCGTTGAGGCGGAAGCCAGGATCGACGAAAACGGCGAATGCCTGATCACGATGACGGTTGAAATCAACCTTGAAGAAAGCTGACGGGAGGCGAAAGAAGATGGACAACACGGAGATTCACTACCTGAGCTATGACCCGGACGAAATCTACAAGGAAATGCAGAAGGCGTTCATCGAAGCCGGAGGAGACGTGCTTTACCCCGGCGACGAAAAGGAAATGACGCTCAGGGCGGTTCAGAGCGTCATGGTTCAGGCATTTGCGGGTGTTGACAACGCGCTGAGAATGGCGACGCTGCGCTATGCGCAGGGCGACTATCTGGACATGTACGGAGAAAAGCGGAACTGCACCCGCATTCAGGCGGCAGCCGCCAAAGCGACGGCAGAGATCACGTTCAAGGCATCCGGCATTTCCAAAACGATTGCGGCGGGAACGGCGCTGACGGCGGACGGCGAACACATGTACACGCTCGACGAGGACGTAGCGCAGAGCGGCTATGCTCAGGTGATCCGGGCGGGCATTACGGCGCTGGACGCGGGAAGCGTAGGCAACGGACTGACCGAGGGGACGCAGATGCAGTTCATGATTCCGCAGGAGGCGGTGGAAAGCGTTTACTGCACAGGCGACGCGAAAGGCGGGCAGGAGAAAGAGGACGACGAAACCTACCGCGAGCGAATCCGCAAATTCGGGCTGGCGGAAATCACGACGGGACCGCAGATTCAATACGAAAGCGCGGCGATGGACGTGACCAGCGAGATTCTGGACGCGCGGGCAAGCAATCTGGGCGCTGGCAGGGTCGGCGTGGCGCTGCTGCTGAAAAGCTCGACGGGCGCAGGCGCCATTCTTGAAAGCGTGAAGGCGGCGCTGAATGCGCAGAGCGTCCGCCCGCTGACCGACGAGGTGAGCGTTTACGAGGCGGTCAGCATTCCCTACACACTGAACGTGCAATACCGAGCGGAGAGCAGCACGAACCTTGCCGCAAGCCTGGCGGCGGTCATCCGCGAATACCAGGCGTGGCAGGATGAAACCATCGGGCGGGCATTTAACCCGGACAGGCTGATGGCGGAGCTGTATCAGGCGGGCGCGATCCGCGTGATGTGGGGCGAGGGAAGCGCGTTCAACGGCGATGGGGAAGTGACCTACACCGAGATTCAGGCGAACGAGCGATGCAGGGGAACCATCACCCTGGCGGCGCTTTAAGGCGGTGGAAACATGCTGACATTTGACATTGCGCATCTGTTTCCGCGCTTTTTGCTGAACGACAAAAACGGATACGCCATGGCGAAAGCGATTGAGCGCGCCATGCAAATCTTCTGCGAGAAGCTGCAAACCGGCGTAGACACGGTGCTGGACATCGAAAAAATGCCGGAGTGGAGGCTCGATGAAATGGCGTGGGAAATGGCCTGCCTGTACGACTACGAAGCCGACGTGGAGAGCAAGCGGGCATGGATTCGGGACGCGGTTCCCATCTTCGCCAGTTTCGGAACGGTGGAGGCGCTATACAACGTGCTGGCAGGCTATTTCGACGCGGTGGAGGTCGAGGAAAACTGGCAGTACGGCGCGCCGCCCTATCATTTCCGCATCACAGTCAGCGGCAAATGGACCGACCGAAACGAAGCATGGGCAATCTCGGCGGTAGATAAAGCCAAGAACGTGCGCAGCATCCTTGACGACATCGCCGTGGGCAGCACGGGACGGCTGCTGATCGGCACGGAAACGCAATACCGGCGCTTTCCCTACGGCATGACAGGAACGGAACGCATGACTGGTACGCGCCCGACGGAAAACACCCTCGGCAGGATACAGACGGCGGAAATCCGCGTGGCGGCGGAGGACGCGGACGGATACCGCTACCCCTACACGCCGGCCGGAACGACGCCGCAGGAAAACATCACTGCCGCAGGCGGCGAAGAACAGACCACGATAACGGGCGAAGCGGCTGGAAGCCTTTACGCCTACCCGCAGACGGGCGAGACCGTCAAGGCAGGAACCATCCCCCAGGAAAACACGGTCGGCGCAGCGGAACATGTTCAGACCCGAACACAATCCGACGGCACAGCGACCGTCTTTTCATACCGCGCGGCGAGCGGCAACACGCCATGCGGAAGCAGTGAACCATTTTAGGAGGTGATATTCGGTGCTGACAGATACAGCGCTCCAATCCATGCGCAATCATCTGAAAAACGCCATCGCCTACGCGATGTACAAGGTCGGCGAAAGCTATTATCGGGCGGAGATTCAGGACGCATCGCTGCTGGCAGACGGGCGCATTGCGATTACCTTCATCATCGACCATACCATTGCGGGAAACGTGACGGTAACGGAGGTGCAGCTCTACGACCACAACGGGCAGCTGTGGGCGAGCAAGAGCGAAAGCATCACGCGGTCGGCGGTACAGGAGGGCATTCTGTACCGATTCCGATTCTCGGTGACGGAAGGATGAGGAGGTGAAGAAACATGGCATACAAACGCACAAAATGGCAGGATCACGTTGTCGAGCGACCGAGGACCTACACCAAGGTCACAAACGGCGATGGGAGCGAAACCTACACGCCTGCGCCGGGCGAAGTGTTGCAGCAGGGAACGCCGCAGAGCGCGCTCAATTTCAACAACCTTGAAGAAGGACTGCTGCACCTTTCGGTCGCCTTTGACATGCTGCAAAGCATCACGCAGGCGCAGATTCGGGAAAAGGACGAACGCATTGCGGCGCTGGAGGAAAAGGCCGCCGCGCTTGCGGCGGAGAGCAGCCTTGAAGGAGGCGGAGCATGAGTTACAGCGTACTGACCAGCACGCACGGGACGAGCGTGCAGAGCAGCGAAGGACGGCGCGAAATCCTTGTGGACAGCGCAGCCGACCTGCCCAGCCTGCCCGACGACACCGCGCCGGGAAGCGTCGCATATACGGCTGATTTCAGCGGCATGTGGATGAAGAACAACGCCGGAAAATGGCAGGAGATCGGGGGCGGCGGCTGATGGACATGGTTGCCTTCGGCGCGGCGCTCGCGCAGATCAACAAACGCATTGCGGCGGCAAACACGGCGGCACAGGAGGCGGCGAAAGCCGCGCAGAGCGCTAAGGACGCGGCAAGCCTTGCAAACGCCGCCGCCAAGCTCGCCAGCGCCGCCGCAGAATCGGCAAAGCTCTGGACGGAGCTGCTGAACGAGTACACCCTTGCGCAGAATTTCTTCATCGCCACAACGCAGGCGCGCGTGAGGAAGAACGAGGAAGACATTGCGGCGCTTAAAACCAAAACGTCGGCGCTGACCTGACGCGCCGGGAAAGGATGACCCATGGACGAAGAAATGAACATCCCGCTGACGGACGAGGAGATCGCCCGGCAGGAAGCGGAGCGCGCCGAGCGGGAGGAAAAGGAGCTTGCCCCCTACCGCGAGGCGGCAAAGCAGCGGCGCGAGAGCGCGGAGATCATCGCGGAGCATGACAGCCTGATAGCGGACATGCTCTACGAATTGACAATGAACGAATTTGGCGAGGAGGTGTAATCATGGCATATAGGCTTATGAAGCGCATCATCACACGCGGAGGCTATGACCGGGACGAAGTGATGAACAAACTCGACGCTTTTCTGGCTGCCGACCGCATCACGGCGGAGCAGTACAAGGAGCTTACGGCGATGATGGACAAGTGAGCAAAATGCTTGACCGCATCGCCTTTTTCTTTGCCGAAAGGCAGTACCGACACGACCTTATGCGATTGGAGGAAACCACAATGACTTACAAGCTGATGAAGCGCATCATTACCAAGGGCGGCTATGACGAAGAAAAGACCAAGCAGAAGCTGGACGTCTTTCTGATGGCAGACCGCATCACGACCGAGGAATATCAGGAGCTTATGGAGCTGATGGGCGGTGGCGCAGATGACTAACTCCCCGCTTGAGTTTCTGGCTTCCCAGTACGGGAACATCGTCAAATACGACGCGAGCGGCAACCCCAGCATCTTCGTGAAGTTCCCCAAAATGAAATCTTCCGATTTGGACGCGAGCCTGCCGGAGCACACGCACCCGGCGTTCATCATCAACGGCGTGGAGCAGGATTACATCCTCATCGGCAAATACAAGGCGGCATCGCTGACGGGCAGCGGCAGCGACAACGGAACGCTGTACAGCCTGCCGAACATGCCGCCCGCGCATACCCGTACTGCGGACGATTTTCTTGCGCAGCTTCGCGCATTTGGAAACGGCGTGAGCGGCATGACGGTCGCTGACCGAGGCTTCCTGCTGCTGCTGGCACAGAAGAACGGCTGGAATCCGGGCGGCAACAGCGACTTCGGGCATTGCTACAAGGACGGGACGCGGTACGAGCTGGGCAAGGCGGTCAAGGTCGGCGACAAGCGCGGCTATCGCGGATGGCTTTACGAATGCCTGACCGCCCATACGACCGCCGTCGAGCTGTACCCCGACATTTCGCCGCTGTACTGGAAGAAGCTCAAGCAGATCGGCGGCACGGAAGCCTACCCGACGATGCACGACAGCGGGCAGAACAACATGATTCTGACCCTTAACGGAAGCGGTCCTATGGACTGGTATCTGGACGGAACACCGGGCAGCGTATGCGACATCGTAGGCAACTGCTTCGAGCAGGACTACGGCTACCGCATCGTAGACGGCGAGCTGCAAATCCTTGAAAACAACAACGCGGCAGACCCGGAAGCCGACCTTTCTGCTTCTTCTGCCGCATGGAAAGCCATTTTGCCGAACAGCGCGGACGACGGCTATACGCTGGTCGCACCCGGCACGGAAGGAACGCTGCACTGGACGTGGGCGAACAGCAAAATCACGCTGGACACGGCAATGCCGACGTTTGACAACGAATATCGCGGCACGTACTTCAAAGACCTTGCCGTGAACAGCGCGAACCTGCCGTACATCCCGACCATCGTGCGCGAGCTGGGGCTTTTCCCGACGAGCGGCAGCACGACAAAGGGTTATTACTACATCCAGTTCGCGTCTGGCGAGCGCTTCCCCCGGCGCGGCGGCCACTACTTCAGCGGCGGCAGCATCGGTTTGGGCTACGAGAATTGCTACAACCCGCGCTCTGGCGCGTCCTGGTACTATGGCGCGCGCCCTCGCTCCCTCTGAAAACCTGACCACTGACAACTGGAACCCTGAGGGGACGCGCGGCAGCGCGTCCCCCGTTCTCTTTGGAGGAAAATATGGCTGTTGATTTTGCGAACATCGGTCCGACCTGCCAGAAGATCGAAGACATGATCGCCTATGCGCGCCCAATCATCGGGCGCTGGCCTGTCTTTTACCGCTACACGCTCGGCGAGGACATCTACCGGCAAATGATTCTGCTTCTGCGGCTGGCAACCAAGGCACGGCTGAGGCACTACAACAAGACGACCTTGCAGGAGCTGGACACGGAGAAGGAGATTCTGAAAACGCTTATCCGGCTGGCAAACGGAACCGAGTACAGCGACAAAAACGGCGGCAGGCGGAAGCTGCTTTCCGACCACAGCTACGGCGTATGGTCGGAGAAGATGGTCGAGATCGGCAGGCTGATTGGCGGCTGGATCGCCAGCGTGATCAAAGAGAAGGACAGCAAAAACGACTGATGCGCAGGCTGAAAGGTCTGCGTTATCACAGGGGACGTTCCGAGATTTGGGCTTGACCTTTTTTAGTCCGGTGGTTCAGCGCTTCCCCCGGCGCGGCGGCAACTACAACAACGGCGGCAACATCGGTTTGGGCTACGAGAATTGCAACAACCCGCGCTCTAACGCGAACAGGAACTATGGCGCGCGCCCTCGCTCCCGACGACAGAAAAAAAGCGCTGCACGGCTATGCACCGGCAGCCGACAAACAGGACGGGAGGGGTTCGTTCCCTTCCGGGCAGAAATGCCCGGTCAATGAAAAGCCGACGGCGGCATGGAGGGAAGCTCCCCTGCGGTCGGCATCGCTGCGAAGCGCCCGGAAGGGCGGACGGCAAGGATTGCGCGCAGCTTATCCGTTAGACGGGCATCGCCTGCCGGAGAGAAAAGACAATCTGAGCCGCGCGGAAACGCCACGCGCAGCATGAACGGAGGCGGTTTCTACACGAGAAAGCTGCAAAATCTGAAAGACCGCATCTGTTCTTTTGAAAACTTACTCGCCGCATACCGCGAAGCCGAGAAGGACAAACGGTATCGCAACGAGGTCATTGTATTCCGCTTCAACCTCGAAGAAAATCTGCTTTCCATCCAGAAGGAATTGCTCGAAGGCATTTATAAGGTCGGAAATTACCGGGAATTTTACGTTCACTACCCGAAAGCGCGGCTGGTCATGGCGCTGGGCTTCCGGGACAGGATTGTGCAATGGGCAATTTACCGGCAGATCAATCCGTTTTGCGACCAGCGGTTCATTCAGCACAGCTACGGATGCAGGACGGGCAAAGGAACGCTGGCGGCGGCGCAATGCCTGCTGAGCTGGGTTCAGCTCGTCAGCCGCAAGCCGGACGCGCGGGACTGGGTGATTCTCAAGGGAGACGTCAGCAAGTATTTTTACCGCGTCGATCACGCGACGCTCCTTGAAATTTATGCGTTGATTACCGATGACCCTTGGTTCATTTGGCTTGTCGGAACCATCATCAACAATCCAGACCTTCCATTTGGACTTCCAGAAGGGGCATCCATTTCGGATTGTCCGCGAGAAAAGCGGCTGTTTGATGTCGGCATGCCGATAGGCAACTTGACCAGCCAAGAATCCGCAAATATCTACCTTGATTTACTCGACCAGTATGTCAAGCACGTTCTGCGCCAGCATTTCTATCTGCGATATATGGATGATTTTATTGTACTGTGCCGCAGGAGCGAGGTTCAGGCGATATACGCCGACATCGAAAGGTTTCTGCGCGAAGCGCTCAAGCTGACCATCAGCCCGAAAAGCAAGATCATTCCCGCCTTACAGCCGGTTGAATTTGTCGGGTATCTGGTATCGCCGCACGGAATGCGGCTGAGAAAGAAAACGAGCAGGCACATCAAACGGTCGCTTCGCAGCATTGAACGCGCGTATGCGGAAGGGCGCATCGGTCTTGACCGGGCGCTGGCGACGATAGAAAGCTACTTTGGGATGACGGAGCATTGCAGCGGATACAACCTGCGGAGATGGATCGCAGATCACATTGCTTTACAGAGAAAGGAGCCGGATATGAAACTGCCGGACGCCACAGCGCCGCCCGATGAAACGGGCAGGCGCTTTTATGACATTCTGCCGCAGGAGGACGGAACGGTTGACGTTTACCTGAACCCCGACGTCACGACGTACACGGACGGCGCGGCGCGCGAATACGACGTGGCGGTGCGCGTCATTCGGGGCGTGATTCCCTGGGACGGCATGGAAGAGGACATACGCGCCCGCTATGAGGCGTGGTGCGAAAGCGCGGAGGTGATTCACCTGTGATCAGCATTTGGCATCTGCTATGGATTGTTCCGCTGAGCGGAATGATCGGCATGATCTTACCGGCGCTCTGCTCATTCAACGAGCGGGACGAACGAAAACGAAAATAAAACCGCCCCAAAGGAGGAAAAGACATGGACATGGAAGCCAGAAAGCTCGTGCCGCTTACGAACGAGCATTTTGCCGCCTTTCTTGAAAACATGCTGGGCGCGCCTTACTGGTACGGAACGTGCATGTACAAATGCACGGAGGCGCTGAGAGCGAGAAAGGCGCGGCAGTATCCCAGCCATTACAGCGAGAAGCGCACGGCGCAGTACAAGCGCGACATCGAAGAAAAAAAGGTCTGCGCGGACTGCATCGGCGCGGCAAAGGGATACGCATGGACGGACGGCGGGCAGGGCGTAATTGAAGCCATTGGCACGGACGCGGCGATTGCGAACCGATACGGCTCGAACAAATGCCCGGACAAGGGCGCAAACGGCATGTTTGCCTACGCCAAGAGCAAGGGCATGGCATGGGGAACCATCGACACCATCCCGGAGATCGTCGGTCTTGCGGTGACGACGGCGGGACACGTCGGCTATTACATCGGCGGCGGATACGTCATCGAATTTAAGGGCTTTGCCTACGGAAGCGTCAAGACCGAACTAAAAAAGGGCAAATGGACGCACTGGTACATGCTGCCATTCCTTGACTACGGCACGGCGGACGTCACGCCGAGCGAACAGCCGGACGCGGGAGAAAATCAGGACGCGACCTACACGCTGGGCAGCCGCCTGCTCAAGAAGGGCAGCCAGGGCGAGGACGTGCGCGAATTGCAGCGCATTCTGCTCGAACTGGGCTATGCGCTGGGCAGCTACGGAGAAGGCGGCGACGGCGTGGACGGCAAGTTTGGCGCGGCGACGGAAAAGGCTGTGCGCGCTTTCCAGCGAAACCAGCAGATCGCCGTGGACGGTAAATACGGCAGCGTGACCCACGCGGCGCTGATGGGCGCGCTGGCAGACCGGGACGCGATGAACACCGACGACGCGCAGGACGAAAACGAAACGTCGGAGGGCAAGACGCTGCGCATCACGGCGGACGGCGTGAACGTGCGCACGGGCCCGGACAAGGCGTTCAAGATCATCACCCGCGTCAACCGCGGCGAACGGTTTGAATACGTCGCCACGGCGGAGAAGCAGGGCTGGTATGCGGCGCTGATCGGCGGTAAGGTCGGCTGGGTATGCGGCGAATACGCCGAAGTTGAGGAGGCGTGACCATGCCAGAGAACATGACCATGGAAGGGCTGATGCTCACGGTCGGCATCATTCTGGCAGCGATGAACCTTTACAACGTCTTTGCGACGGCGCGAAAGAACGCGCGGGAGGAGAAGAAGCGGCAGGCTGAGCCGACCGTTACGCTGGAAGGCGAGATCACCGGCATCAACAAGAAACTGGGCACGGACAAGCTGCGGCTCGACGAACACGAAAAACGGCTTGCCGACCTGAGAAACGGACTGATGGCAAGCTGCGCAGGGGTGCAGGCACTGCTTGAACACGAACTGCACAACGGAAACGCCGACGAGATGCAGTTGGCCAGCAAAGAAATCAACACCTGGCTGCGCGAGCGCCCCTGAAAAGCGCAGACGTCTGCGCTTTTGAACACGACACAAGCGGCGAACGCCGCCTGAAAATAACGACGAGGAGGACAACATGATGATTTCCATTTCCGACGTGATCCTGATTTCCCTTTTCATTGAAGCCATTGTGGGCGCGCTCAAGCCCCTGTGGTCGAAGGACGGCGAGAAGCTGTCCGTTTCCGAGTATGTTTCCATGGGCATGGGCATTCTGCTGGCAGTCAGCTGCAAGATCAACATGCTGGCGTATGTGGTGGAGCTGAGCTACCCGGTATGGGTGGAATACGTCTTTTACGCGCTGACGGGCATCGCCATCGGGCGCGGCACGAACTTCCTGTACGACCTGTGGAACAAGCTCAAGGAATGGCAGACGGGAAAACTGGAAACGGCAAGTGTTCTGAGCGCTTCCATCGGCGAAGCACAGGAGCTTCATACCACACAGGCGCAGGAGGAAGAAATCGACCTGGATATTACGCATTGGAATCTTGAATGGCTCAAGAGCTTCTGCGAATGCAATGACGTGGACACGACCGGCTGCGAGAACCGCAAGGACTACATCGACGCGATTGAGCGGGCTTTTTCTGAGAATCAGGAGAAGTAAGCGAGCGGGCTGAAACCAGACAGGCATAACGACACCCGGCAGGACGCGGTTTCTGCCGGGTGATTTCTTTTTCGGGCAATGAGTTTGACATATTCGGGAGGAGTGAAAACACATGAGGTTGAGCAAAGCGAAACGAGCGGCAAGGACAGCGCACAGCGCTCCGCAGACGCGAAGCCCGCGTCCGAACGCAGAGAAGGGGGCGGACCGGCTATGAATACAGTACAGCCCATACGGGACGAAGAAGCGCTGCGGCGCTGCTTTGAAATTGCGCGGGCGCATGACCGGGAGAAGCGGCAGGGCGAAACGAACTGGGAGCTGCTGCTTGCCGTAGGCTTTTCGACGAGCCTGCGAATCAGCGATATTTCGCGGATGCGGGTGCGCGACATTGCAGGCACGGAGCGGGTGCAGGTCAAGGCAAAGAAAACGGGAAAGGTCACGAACATTTACGTCAACCGGGAAGCACGGAAGAGGATTGAGCGGCTGCTCAAAGGGCGGGAGCCGAACGAGCTTGTCTTTGCATCGCGGCAGAAAGACCCGGAAACGGGAATGCCCCGCGCCATTACGCGGCAGAGAGCCTACCAGATCATCAACCACATTGCGCGCATGGCGGGAATACAGGACAGAATCGGATGCCACACGCTGCGCAAGACCTTCGGATACCGATACTACAAAGAAACGGGCGACGTGGTGAGCTTGCAGCGGATTTTATGCCATTCATCCAGCAGGGAAACGCTTCTGTACATCGGCGTGATTCAGGAGGAGATCGACAATTCGCTCAGGGGGTTCAAGACGGTATGGTGAAGAAATACAAAACGATTTACGCCGATCCACCATGGATGGAACGGGGCGGAGGGAAAATCAAGCGCGGCGCAGACAGACATTACCCGCTGATGCGGACGGAGGAAATCAAGGCGCTGCCGGTCAGCGAGCTTGCCGACACGGAGGGATGTCACCTGTACCTTTGGACGACGAACAATTTTCTGCCGGATGCGCTGGAGGTGGTCAGGAAGTGGGGCTTTCGATACGTCAGCATCATCACCTGGATGAAGGACAGGCAGGGACTGGGGCAATACTATCGCGGAATGACGGAGCATTGCATCTTTGCGCGGACGGAAAAGAGCCTGCCGTATAAACTGCTGGATGGCAAACGTCAGCAGGGCGTGACGGGTTTCTACGCGGCGAAGGGCGCGCACAGCGTCAAGCCGGAAGAGATGCGGCGGATGATTGAAAAGGTCAGCTATGCGCCGCGCATAGAGCTGTTCGCCAGAGAAAAGCACGAAGGATGGGATGTGTGGGGGAATGAGGTGGAGGGCGCCGACTTCACAGAAAATGTGTCTTTCAAATAGGAATACGATTGGGAGGAAAGCGGTATGGCTCTTGTAGAACATGATATTTGGGGAAGCAGACGTGACAAAGTTAAACTTGCCATAGACAGAATTAAAACCTTTGCGCCAGATGAAGGATACTTCGTTGCATTCAGCGGTGGGAAAGATTCGGTCGTCATTAAAGTGCTATGCGAGCTTGCAGGCGTACCTTATGAAGCACATTACAGCGTTACAACCGTTGATCCGCCGGAACTGGTTCGCTTTATTCGCAAAGCATATCCAGATGTGATATTTGACAGACCTGAAATGTCCATGCGTCAGCTCATTATTTATAAGCAGATTCCGCCGACCCGTTTGATGCGGTATTGCTGCGAATATTTGAAAGAAAGCCATGGCAAAGGACGGATCACCATGACGGGCGTTCGCTGGGCAGAGAGCCGGAACAGACGGAATAACCAGGGTACAGTCACCATGTTCGACGGAAAAACAGCGGCGATAGCGGCTGATGAAAATGGCGCGGTCTTTGAGAATACCCGGCACGGCGGCATTATTCTCAACGATGATAATGATGAAGCGCGGCGTACTGTGGAGCAATGCTATCGAACCGGGAAAGTGCTGGTCAATCCCATCATCGACTGGACAGACGATGATATATGGGAATTTATAAGGGCATACCATGTGCCGTATTGTTCGCTGTATGATGAAGGATGCAAGCGTTTAGGCTGTATTGGCTGTCCGCTTGGTGGATATGCTTCACAGAAAAAGGAATTTGAACGATGGCCCGCTTATCGCAGGCTGTATATCCATGCGTTTGACGACATGCTGACGGCAAGAAAGAGAAGTGGAAAAAACAATCATCACAGTTTGTGGAAGGACGGAGAAGGCGTATTCCGATGGTGGATAGGCGAAGGAAAGACGAATGACTCGAATCAAATGACATTTGACGAGCTTTTATAATCAATTTCAGCCGGGAGAAAATGCCCCGGCTTTTTTCTTATGCCCTGAAAAGCGCAGACGTCTGCGATTTTTGACGATTGGGTTGCTTTGCAATTACAATATTTTTTCAACTTGATTGACGCGAAAAATGCGGATTGATATAATAAAAGCAGGTTCGCACCCATACGCATAATAAATAAGTGATGCTGATAGGAGGAAGATTGCGAATGGACTTGAACGAATTGATCGCCGGTTTTTCTACAACTCCCTTTCTCTTTGTTGGTTCCGGCTTCTCAAGAAGATATTACAACTTGCCGGATTGGTCTACATTGTTACGCATCTTTGCCCAGAGACTAAGCGACGATGGGTTTATTTATAATAGCTACTTGAGCAGGGCGCGGACAGAACAGAAAAACCAGAGCTTTGAATTACCTCGTACAGCAGAGCTCATCATGAAGGACTTTGACGAGCGATGGTTTGCAGATCCTTCATTCCGACGTTTGGATGCGGCGCATCTGAAGTATGTAGAACAGCAGCAATCTCCATTTAAGGTGGAAATTGCACAGTACATTGAAGAAAATTCAAGAGCTGTTCCTGAAATGCAGAATGAGTTGGAACTGCTTAAACGTGTATCATCCAAGAGCATAGCAGGCATAATTACGACAAATTATGATTGCCTGTTGGAATCCGAAACAGATGAATACAGAACGTATGTAGGACAAGAGGAACTTGTATTCTCTCCTATACAAGGATGGGCGGAAATATACAAGATTCATGGCTCGATAACAAATCCAGAAAGTATCGTTATAACAGAAAGTGATTACATTTCTTTTGAAGAGAACTGCCCATATCTTGCATCAAAATTGATGACGATATTCATGGAATACCCAATCATTTTTATGGGCTATTCGCTGAGCGATCCTAATGTTCGGATGATTCTCGAATCACTTGTCAAGTGTTTGTCTCCTCAAAATCTGAATAAACTGCAAAATCGTTTCGTGTATGTGGAATGGGAGAAAGATCGGGATGACGTTCTGATCTCTGATGCAGCCATAGCTATTGGAGATAAAACGATACGAATGACGAGGATCGTAACAGATAATTTCTCTGCGGTATTTCGTTCTTTAGAGGGAAAACGAGCCACTTTGCCTGTCAAAGTTTTTCGGTTATTCAAGCAGGAGTTTTATACCTATGCTTTAACAAACCAGCCAACAGCAACCTTGCGTGTGGCAGGCATAGACGATCAACGGGTTCAAAATGACGAATTGGTGCTTGCAATAGGAAAAGCATCGTCATTTGGTTTAAGAGGTCTTCGTGGACTTACGGCAGAAGAATGGTATCGTCACATTGTACTGCATGATATTGTGGAATTTACTGCGGATGATATTCTTGACATTGCATACCCGGCATTGAGCTTGTCGAATGGCAAACTGCCACTGAATATGCTATTACATGAGGCGAAGAAATCACACGATAATATTGATAACGAAAAGATCGTTCACAATTTTAGGGATGCGTTAAATTCTACCATCATAAAAAGCAGAGAAAGAAAAAAGATACCGCATCGAAGTGTAAATGGGATTCTAAGCGATAATGAACATGATTTAAGGAAAGCCATGGACTGCATTGCACATTTGCAAGAAAATGAAATAGACATAGGGGAACTCGAAGCGTTCTTAGCGGAGCGATTTAAGACGAAAGATTATTATAAGAGTATATCCGGCAACGAGAAGTCAGCACTCAATCGCCTTGTCAGAATTTTTGATTGGATGAAATATGGTAAATAAAAAAAGCCCCCCAGATCAGTGAATATCAGATATTCACAAAATCTGGGGGGCTTTTCTCGGAATCCTTATGTTGTAATAATCTTTTGACTATACAACCAGAGCCAGAATACAATAAGCCACAGAATCATGCGAACATGACGCATCTGACTAAAGTACTCTAACCTCCTTGCTCTGGATGCGTCCCCATTATACTGCATAGCGGGCATGTTGTCAAGTGAGTTTAACATAATGGCACATGGTTAAACTCAGCCCAAAAGAGCGGACGAAAAAGGAGAATAATAAATAGGAAATGATTTTCAACAGGCGAGTTTAACACAATCTCCTATTATGTCAAACTCAGAAAGGAAAAACAGGGCATTATCCACAGAGGATTGTTGATAAACTGTGGAAAGCGGAAAAGCAGAAAAAGACCGCGCGCCTTATGGCAGGCGCACGGCTCAAAATGGTTTTGCGGCGTTGTCAGCGCGCGTATTCGCACTGATGCAGCATGGGATAGGGCTTTGGGTAATTGCGCGTTCCCTGCAAGAGAACAAAGCGTTTCAAGTAGGCTATATCGTCCGGCGAAAGGCTTTCCACGTCTTCCGCGCCGTCGAATTTGACGAGAAACAGGTTGCCGCAGAGCTGCGCGTTGCCCATGTTGTCTATGGCGCTGATCTTCGGATGGTCGGCGAAGAGAGATTCATCATCGCAAATGACGGTGAAGCGTCTGCCGTGCGAAACGCCGATGCAGCGTTCCGTCATGTCGATGTTGCGGCAGCCGAGCGCCTGACGGAAAGCGTTCAGGCTATGCTCAAGCGTCTTTACGGATACGGTTTCATTCTGCACGTCGATGAACAGCCCGGTGATCTGCCGGGGCTGTTGCAGGGACTGCGCGAAAAGGTCCAGAGAATCAAAATGCTGTGCCATGTGGGAAAACCTCCTTCAAAATATCTCATGCTTATTTGGATTGATATATCCTTGATTGATACATGTGTACTGAATGAACAGTGCAAGCGACTGTTCCGCCGTCAGCGTAAGCAGGGCGTCATAGCCGCCGAACGCCTTGAACTGCGCATAGGTCATGACGTGTTCGCTCAGCTCTTCAAGGCGGCGCATCTGCCCGGTTTCTGCCCACGTCTGCCGAAATGCTTTTGCGGCGTTGCGCGCCTGCCGAATGATCTGCGCCTGCGCTTCGTCAGGCAGCGGGATATAGAGCTTATAAGCGCCGCATGGGGCAATATGGGCGACGGTTTGATAGTCGCCGCCGCACATGCGGTTTCGGTTATAAACGGTGATCCCATTTCCAAGGCATCCGAATCCAAGGTCATACGTTTTCATGGTGAAAATCCTTTCTGCCGCCGTATCGGGCGGCACGTCGTCGTTTTAATCGGCGGGCAGCATGGCGGCGAAATCATCCAGCGTCATGCCCTGGACCTTCTGCGGGGCGGGCAGGGCGTCTTTGCCGAAGGTGCGCGTAAACCATTCCTGCCAGGTGATCGTTTTGATATGCCATTTGGCGGCGCGCTCAAGCTGGTACTGTCCGGCGTCTTCGCCGACGACGAGCAGGGTGCAGCGGGTATTGATCTTCGGAAATGCCCGGCCGCCCAGGCGCTGGGTATGAAGCATCATAGCGCGGCGTTCCAGCTTTGGGCAGCATCCCGTAAACGCTACGGTTTCGCCTGCGAAGGGCTGGGCAGGGTCTGAAAGGATTTCGGGGCGCTGCGCTGTCTGCGTGGCGGGCGGCTGTTTCGCCGCTGTGCGCGTCTTCTTTGCCTTTGCCGGGAACGGCTTGCGGGGCTGGGCGTCTGCCCTGCGCCGGTTTGCGGCGCGGTATGCGCTGAGCGTTTCCGCGCGCCGCCTTTGAGAAGCGGCGCGGGAAGCGTTGAACCAGGCGATCAGCGCGAAAGGAAGGGCGGGGAGAAGAAAGACAAGGGCGGCAAAGAGAACATAGGAATCATAGGATTTCATGGCGTGATCCTCCTGCTGAGCGGTGGTTGAAATGGTCAGACGGCAACGGCTTCGGCGAAGTCGTCCAGGGTGAAGCGGCGAACGGTGAAATGCGCGGCGAAATCATCCAGCGTTTCGCGGCTGTACTGACGCTGCATCTGTTCGGCAATCTGAGAAACGACGGCGCGGGCTTCGGTCTGCGCCTCTTCCTTCGTGTATCCGTCTTTGATCTTGCGGCGCAAAATGACTTTTTCGCATTCCTCAAAGAAGATTTGACGGGCGGCAGGGCTTGCGAAACGCACAAGCGCCTTGTGAACCTGCTTTGAATCGACCTTGCGGGCGTTCAGCAGGTCACGGCAGACGGCGCGCCATTGCGCCGCCCGGATGGTCAGGAACGGTTCGCGGCCCGTCTTCGCCGCGTCCTGGGCGGTGTATTCGTCCAGGTCGTATTCGGTGAAGCAGTCGCCGAACGGGTTTTCGTACTGGATGGTCAGCGTCTGACGGTGAGCGGTTGCGAAAAGAACACAAATAGCCATGGCAGCAATCTCCTTTCGATTCATCAGGCGGCGTTGAACTGTTCGGTCAGCGCGACGGCGGCGCGGTACGCCTTGAAGGTCAGTTTCTTGTTGTAGGTGCCGGAAGTCGGGGAATAATAGAATCCGGCGGCTTTCGCGGCTTCGATCATGCGGCTGTCTGCGTCGGCGGCGAAACGAATCTGCGTCCGCTGGGCTTCGCCGTTGAAGAAAATGGAATAGCCCGCTCCGTCAAGCCGCGTTCCGATGAACGACTTTTCGGGAACAGCGCCGCGCGCCTGCTTCGGATCGCGCGCCGGTTTTTCTTCGGCAGCGTCTGGTGCTTCGTTGTCGTTCAGGTCGATATGGCGTTCAGCAACGACGACGTTTCCGGTGCTGGTCACGGTTGCCCGATACCCGGCGGGAATACCCGCGGGCTGATCAGCGGCGTTCTGTTCGGCTTCTTCGGCCGGCGCGGATTCGCTGGAAACGGCGGCGATGATGGCGGCGTGGCGGGGATCGTCGGCGGAAACGGAAATAACCGCGTCCTTGTCGGCGTCGTCTGCGTCCAGCGTGACGAAAATGGTCACGCTCTTGTCTTCATGAACGACGTATTCAGCGGGGAACGTATGCCCGTTGACGGTCAGGGTTTCGGCGGTGAATGTAAAAATGTTCTTCATGGTGTTGACCTCCTGAAAATGATTTTGCGGCGTTGTTGGTTATCCGCGACGCCTTGCGGCGTTTCGGGCAGGGGACCGCCCTGCCCATCGTCAGGCGGAAATGGTTTTGCGGCGTTATTCGTCCTTCGGCTGATTCAGAATCAGGCGGATGGCTTTTTCGGCGCGGGCGGCGGCGGAAACGATGAACCGCTTGTCGTCTTTCAGCACGGACAGCCAGCTTTGAATATACGCGGCGGAATTGCGGAAGCTGGAAACGCTTTCCATGCCGATTTCGTGAAGGATCGTCGCCGCGCCAATTTCGGCGACAAGCTCTTCTTTGCTGTACTCCTGCCCGCCGAAATGACTTTCAACGTCGCCCAGTTTCAAACGGTTCAGGCGCGAAGGGTGGCCGGTGCTATGCGTCGCTTCGTGAAACAGGGTCGAATAGTATTCCGGCGTCTGCCGGAACTGTTCGCGCAGCGGCATGGAAATCTTGTCGGCGTAGGGCGCATAATACGCGCCGTCCTGCTTGATGGATTCAAAGCGAACATGTTCACGGGCGATATAGCTTTCAAAAATGGTTTCGGCCCGTTCGTTCTTGTCGGCGGACTTGACCGCTTCGGGCGTTGGGTACTTCGGTGTTATGCCGTCGCAATCCGAAATGTGAAACACGTTGAAATAGCGCAGGACGGGCAGACCTTCGGTGACGGTTTTGCCGTCTGCATCCTTGACGGGCTTGCCGTCTTCGTCGGTCTTCTCCTTCGGGATCACCTTCCAGAAGACGACCATCTTCGCCTTCGCGCCCTTCTTGACGCTGCCGCCTTCCTGCTTGCACTGGTTGAAGGTGACATATTCGCCCGGTTCGCCCAGCAAAAGCTGGTTGATCAGGGAATACGGCTTGCCGGTTGCGTGGCTGATCGCGCCGGACGAAATGCCGGACCAGGGCTTTTCCCAGGGGATCACGCCTTGCTCAAGCATGGCGATAATTTTTTCGGTGATTTCGCTGTAAATGTCTTTCATGGTGTTGGCCTCCATTCGCAAATGCTTGCAGCACTTGAATTTTGCCTGCTTTTTGTGATAAAATGGGGGCAGGGGTTAAGCAGGAGTTTGCCCCTGCCCTGGACTGGGCTGCCGCCTATGCGCTTCGGACGCTGGGCGGCTTTTTGTTACCCGTTCTTGCGCTGCCTGATGGCTTCAATGGCGGCATCCAGGTCTTCCGCTTCGCGCAGAATCTCCAGGATTTCCAGCCGTTCAGCCTTGAGCAACGACGCTTTGAACTCTTGCAGCTCAACCGCGTTCATGCCTTCGCTGACCTCCTGCATGTTGTCCACCTCCTGCAATGGTTTCGCCGGTGGGCTGTCGCCCTGCCGACGCTGAAAGCATAGCACAAAAAACCGGCCCGAAACGGAGCGCACCCCGTCGAAGACCGGTTTTCGAGCATCGTACCCCCTACGGGGGTAAATTTTGCAAAAAAAAATTTTTGAGAGACCCAACGCGTGCGTGGGCGTTATTTGTTCCCGAAGTCTGCCGCCGAAAAATGGGCGGTCCCATGGCGTGACAACAGGGCGGCAAAATCCAGCAAGACGGCAGGCGGATCGAAACGGCGGCGATATAGTGCGCCATGCTGCCGACACGAAGCAGGGGAACAACGCTGGACGTGGCGAAGAGCTGACAACACCGACAAGCAGCGCTATGTGTGCAACGTGCCGCCATAGGTTTGCCGAAATGTTTTTCAAGGAGTTTGACAGGGATTCACGCTTTACGCTCAGCATTTCGCCGCAACGACGAAGACGCGAAACGGCAGAACGAAGGGCCGAACGCTATGCCGCGCGCGACGAAGTGACGGCAAAGGCGATGACGAAGCGGCGGCGACGGTTGCGCGGATGCTGCCGATCAGCGCGGCAGATGGCGAAGCGATGCAGAAAGCAGGGCAGGCGGCGGCAATGCTGCCCAGGCTGCGGCAGACGATGAACCCGGCAAGGGCGGCGCGATACGATGCAGGACGGCGGCAAGCTGCCCAGCTCAGGAGCGGGACACGATGGGCTAGGCGTGGGGCGGCGATGAAGCGGCATAGCCTGTCACGGCAGAGGCTT